AAGCTACCTTCGGTCGTGGCAAGTGGTTTGACATTGAGGATGACGTAGCGGACAACGAGAAACGTGACATAGCCGTTCTACGTGAAGTCCTATACAAAGACTTTAAAAAGAATAAAGTCCGTAAGAGCGTAGCTGAGTGTCTTATTAACGCGGCAGTATTTGGTACAGGTATTGCTGAAGTAGTATTAGAAGAAGAGAAAGAGTTTCAACCTGCAACACAACCTGTAATGGGTGGCGACTTAACAGCGGTTGGTGTCAACATCGTAGATAAAACCTGCGTCAAGCTACGACCCGTTATGCCACAGAACTTCCTTATCGACCCGTTAGCTACCTCCGTTGAAGATGCGTTGGGTTGTGCTGTAGATGAATTTGTACCTACACACCTAGTAGACCAACTACAGGAACAAGGTGTTTACCGTAACGTATACGTAGGTGAAGCCGCACCAGACTTCGACATTGAGCCAGATAAAGATTTGTCAGTGTTTGAAGACGATAAGGTACGCCTAACTAAGTACTACGGTTTAGTACCTCGTCATTTATTAAAAGCGGCACAACAAGAAGATGAAGCAGAAGAAGTAGAAGAACTAGTCGCTCCCGATGAAGATGAAGATACATACTACGTAGAAGCTATTGTTGTTATTGCTAATGATGGTACACTACTTAAAGCGGAAGCTAATCCATACATGATGGGCGATAGACCTATCGTTGCATTCCCGTGGGATGTCGTTCCTAGCCGTTTCTGGGGACGCGGTGTATGCGAGAAAGGGTATAACTCTCAAAAGGCGTTAGACGCTGAAATACGCGCTCGTATTGATGCTCTTGCATTGACTATCCACCCAATGATGGCTATTGATGCTACACGTATGCCTAGAGGTTCTCGTACCGAAGTACGTGCAGGTAAGACCATCCTAACCAACGGTTCTCCTAGAGAAGTACTACAACCATTAAACTTTGGTAATGTTAATCAGGTTACGTTTGCACAAGCCGCTGAACTACAGAAAATGGTACAGACAGCTACAGGTGCTATTGACTCTGCGGGTATTGCAGGTTCTATCAATGGTGAACAAACAGCCGCAGGTATCTCTATGAGCCTCGGTGCTATCATCAAGCGTCACAAGCGTACATTGATTAACTTCCAAGAATCATTCCTTATTCCATTCGTAACTAAAGCCGCACATCGTTATATGCAGTTTAACCCTGAGCGTTATCCTGTAGCGGACTACAAGTTCCACACCTCTAGCAGTCTAGGTATCATTGCCCGTGAGTATGAGGTTACACAGCTTGTACAGTTACTACAGACTATGCAACAAGACAACCCAATGTACTCACAGTTGATTATGTCAATCATTGATAACATGAACTTGTCTAACCGTGAAGAACTTATCTCTGCGTTGCAACAAGCTAATCAGCCTAACCCACAAGCACAGCAAGCACAACAAGCCATGCAACAGGCACAGATTGAGTTCCAGAAGTCACAGACTGCGGCACTACAAGGTCAAGCCGTTGAGTCGCAAGCTAGAGCGCAAAAGCTATCTACAGAGGCGCAAGCAGTACCACAGGAACTTGAGATTGACCGTATCAAGGCTGTTACGGCTAACCTTAAGTCAGGCGATGCAGATGACAAAGAGTTCCAAAAGCGTCTTAAAATATCAGAGCAGTTACTAAAAGAACGTGAAGTGGCTGTTAAAGAAACCCAACAAGGAAAAGCAAATGATAACAACCCGTCAATTCAACGAGGCATTGGAGCAGGTGAACAAGGCATTCCAGAGCCAAGACCAGAAACTGGCGGCATTGGAAGCAGACCTCCGCGTCCTCAAGGAATCCCTCAAGGAGAAATCTAATGCCAGTAAAAAAAGACCCAAGACTAGCTAGAGCAGGAGTCTCTGGCTTTAACAAACCAAAGCGTACACCCAGTCACCCTACTAAGTCTCACGTAGTAGTAGCTAAGGAAGGTGACAAGGTTAAGACCATACGCTATGGACAGCAAGGAGTCTCAGGTGCAGGTAAGTCAGGTGAGTCCGCTAAAATGAAAGCTAAACGTAAGTCCTTCAAGTCCAGACACGGCAAGAACATCGCTAAGGGTAAGATGTCTGCGGCTTATTGGGCTGATAAAGTTAAATGGTAAGGAGAAACTATTATGCCAATGGTCGGAAAAAAGAAGTTCCCATACACAAAAGCAGGTAAGACTGCCGCTAAGAAAGTTGCTAAAAAGACTGGTAGGAAAGTAAAGAAAGTTAAAGGCAAGTACTAATGCCAGTTAAAAAGAAATCCACAGTAAACAAGGCGGGTAACTACACTAAGCCTACCATGCGTAAGAACTTGTTTAATAGAATCAAAGCAGGTACTAAGGGTGGTAAGGCAGGACAGTGGTCTGCTAGGAAGGCACAGATGCTCGCTAAAGAGTACAAAGCTAAAGGTGGAGGGTACAGGTAATGCCACTAAAGAAGTCACAGAAAAGCCTTAAGAAGTGGACTAAAGAGGAATGGGGTACTAAGTCAGGCAAACCCAGTACGCAAGGCAAGAAGGCTACTGGTGAGCGTTACTTACCCAAGAAGGCACGACAGGCTTTGACCAAGAAGGAATATGCCGCTACGACACGTAAGAAACGTGCTGACACCAAAGCGGGTAAACAAGTAAGTAAACAACCTAAAAAGATTGCAAAGAAAACAGCAAGACATAGAAAATAGTTCTTGACTTTTGTGACCAAATATGGTATAATATTCCTATAGTATACATTAAGTATATTATATAAATTAATAATTAAAGCTGTCCATTAAGGAGAAACAGTATATGACAACAGAAGTAGAACTTGAGAAGTACTATCGTTCCTTTGAAGAAATGTTCCGTACCGATGGTTGGAAAAACTTATTGCAAGACCTTCAAGGAAGTGCTAATACGGTCAACTCAGTAGAAGCCTGTAAAGATGACAAAGACCTTTACTTTCGTAAGGGACAACTTGTAGTCATGGCTAATATGCTAAACCTAGAAGCACAGATAGAAACAGCTAAACAACAAGCACAAGAACAAGACGACTCGGAAGAATGAGACGTTTATTTGACTTCAAATGCGACAACGGACACGTCAACGAGTTTTTCAGAGACGTAGAAGTAGAAGAAGTTGATTGTCCTGATTGTGAGTTGAAGGCTAGAAAAATAGTTACACCAGTTAAAATCAATCGAGATATGAACTCTGCCGCAGGCAAGGAAAGATGGGCTAAACAGCGGGAGAAACAAATCAAGTATGAAAAGAAACATGGCGTAACACTATAACGTAAGGACAACTCCTGACCATAGAACCCTTACATTTAATACACCTCCATAATGATATAATCACGGAGTTTAATAATGGCAAGACTATTAGAAGAGCGTCCAGAAGACGTAGAAGCGGAAGACACTAACACCTTAGAACAAGAAGAACAAGAGCCTCAAGTTGAGGAAACTCTTGAAGAACCTGAAACAGAAGTGCCTGAGAAGTATCATGGAAAATCCACAGCAGAAATTGTAAGGATGCACCAAGAAGCTGAGAAACTTTTAGGTAAGCAAAGTTCTGAAGTAGGGGATTTACGTAAGGTTGTTGATGACTACATTCAGACACAACTCTCAACCCAAGAAACACAAGCAACACAAGCTGACGAAGAAATAGACTTTTTCTCAGACCCCGACAAGGCAGTCGAAAGAGCGATTAATAATCATCCTAAGATAAAGGAAGCTGAACAAATCAGCAACCAATATCGCCAGTCAACGGCAATGAACAAACTGCAAAGTAAACACCCTGAAATGAAGGAGATTTTGCAGGATGAGAAGTTCGCTGAGTGGATTAAGGATTCAAAGATTAGACAACAACTCTTTGTACAGGCAGACCAACAGTATGATTATGATGCCGCTGACGAGTTATTTTCCCTATGGAAGGAACGTCAACAGGTTGTCACTCAGACTGTAGCCAATGAGAAACAGCAACGCAAGCAAGCAGTTAAGTCTGCATCCACAGGCAATGTACGTGGTAGCGGTGAACAGCGAGGCAAGAAGGTCTATAGACGCGCAGACATTATTAAACTAATGCGTACTGACCCCGACAGATACCAAGCACTATCAAATGAGATTATGCAAGCGTATGCAGAAGGGAGGGTACGA